ACGCTGATTCTTTTGCTTTTTCTGTAGTTTTCTTCGGTTCACGGGTTACTAAAATACGCGCTGTGTTTATATAATCTGATATAGAATCAACCATCTTGGCAGCAGAACCAGTCCTCACTACTCTGTAAGGTTCTCTAATCTTTGTATCAAAAGTATCATCATAAAATGACTGGTCAGTTTCTTGCTGTTTTCTAAGATTCCCATAGTATATCTCAAGCTGGTCTTTTAATTTTCGTATCCCAAGAGGCGTTGGTTTTTTAAGTATCTTTTCCATACATACTCCTAGAATGTTGTTGCAAGTCTTTTGACTGAATTTAGTATAACACCCATCCCTTGCTTCTGCTCTTTCATTTGCCTGGCTAGTACTCTCGCAAAAACCCTATCATCAAAACACCCATCCAGATGTTCCCATTTTCCCGATGCCTTGGATACAAATGTCCTCGCTTCTCTAATAAATTCAGCACTGTGTGTTTTCCATTGGTTTCTGTCAATATCTACACGAAGTGTCTGTAATGCAGGCTCACGATTAAATGCCGAGGTATAGTAACCTATGTCATCTTCATCTTTCCCTCGTTTATATAGTCTTGGATATCCAAGTGTTTTTAGAGTTTTAACTATATATCCCCCGGCAGTTCCATTTACTTCTACCCCTGCGAGAGCCTTATTATACAATCTGCCATACTTATCTATTAGTTCTGCATATTTATCCATAGGGATTTCTCCCCAAATCTCAAGACACTCTTCCCCATACTGGTCTACGATAACAGCACAGTTCATCCCCCCACCACCTCTATCTGCGCAATCAGCACCTAGAAAATATTTTATTCCTACAGCCGGTTCTTTCCATATTGAAACCCATCCATGTTCCAGTATTTCCTTTGGGGGGCGACAATCTTCTCTCAGGATTCTCTCAAGATTAGCAACATCAAACATGCAGTCTCCCTGCATAACAAGGAATTTACCCTCAAGCTCCTGTTCTGCAAATTTACCACCATACTGTTTTATTAAAGTTTCATAATAAGATGGGGGAAGATTTGCCTTATTATCATTAGTCCCCCAATGAACAATCTCAAAATCTGGTCGTTCCTGCATTACAAATTCTGTATATACCCAATCTAATCCCTTGGGTGATGAAGTTAAATAAATCTGGCATGGGAAGAATCCACCTTTAGGGTCTTTCTGCCTCAACCTGCCTAATAGAACATTAAACGCATAATGAGATGACCCTTCACAAACTTCATCCATATGAACAAATCCGGCAGTCGGCCCTCTTAATGTATCCTCTTTATCAGTAGACCTGAATATAATCTTTCCCCCATCACTTAACCTGGATTCAGGAGAATCCCCCCCTATGAACGTAGCATACCCAGGGATATAGTCAAAGATTTCTTTATACATAGGGATAGTTGCACCCTTTAAAATCTTATAGGTAGGGGCTGTTACATATCCCGTAATGCCCTTATTTGCCTGGCATAACAGAAGAGACTTTAATGCTCCTATAAAAGATTTCCCCGATCCGATCCCAGCTATCCCCGCCAGCCTTGGGGTTTGGCTATGAAGAAATCTCTCCTGCCCCTTCGAGTTCGGTTTTATCCGCGTTATCTGCTGATTCAATTATTATCTTTGCCTCTGTCGGAATATCTTTCTTTTCTCTCTTATCTTTAGCCAAATGCCCTGATAACTGAAAATACAACCTTCTATCTTGTGCATTTCCAGATTTAGCCGCCTCCTTGGTTTTTTCTATAACCTCCCATAGAACATCACCGAGTAAAAAGCCTACAGCATTTTCCTTCATCTGGACTACATCGGGATAAGACCTCCACTTGGAAAGCGTCTCAGGGGGAAGCCCCAGTTCCTTGGCAAAATCTTTTTGATTCTTTATTACCCTGACATTATCAGGAGTAGCCAACCACAGGGCAAACTTTAATCTTTTTTCTTTTAACTCTTCATTAGTCCACTTGTTCATTTTTAAGTGTGCCTAAATGTGCCATACCTTCTTTCTCCCCATAACTAATATAATAAGTATCCACTGATTCATCTAAATGCAACAGTGAATTATATTCAGAATGAGGAATATAGATTTCTTCCGTATTATCCATAAAACTTCCTTAATTTAGATTACACACGATTTGATACAACATGAAATTCTCATCTTGTAGTATAATCTGACAAATAAAAACTACTGGGAATGTTTTATGAACCCTTATATCAGCAGGTTTCATTTCTTCTTTATCTTGTGAAGCGTACCGTAAACGTATCTGTCCTGTCTTTCTTTGTCCCCTGGAAATTTCTTAGCAGCTTCACGCTTCAACTTATCATGTAAGGCTTTAGGCATACTACCACCTCTATTTTTATTATAACAATGGTTGTCAAATAAAAAGAGGGCACCGTAAAGATGCCCTCTTAGAGGTTCGTCCCCCACTCAGGAAAGCGCACCGGTCTGCTAATCCTAATTATATCATAATATTATCATTTGTCAAGTTTTATTTTAGATTTTGTTTTAATACGAAATCTTCTTTGATTATCTCTGTTACATCTTTATTGATTTGTTTTATTTTCTTCTTTGTGCCTCCTTCCAGTTTATTCATCCTTACTTCAATTTTACCTACCCTTTTCTTTAGATTCAAAATCTCTTTTGTTAATGATTCGATTTTATCCATTTAGTACCATCCCATTCCTTTTTATGGAAGTATCCATATTCCTCCTTATTTACAGAACCATTTAATAGAACTTGCAGTTGCGTCAGTGTAACCATAACCCATAAAGAACACAATAGGAATTATCCCTGCCCATTCCAAAAAATTTGATGGACTTATCTTGCAAAGTGAAAACATGGAAATAACTAGCAATGCCCAATAAAAACAAAATATCACTATCCCACTTAATACTTTAGTCCTCATGTTCCTCCTTCCATCTATGACCACAACTATTGCAGACATAGAAAGTTATTATTTTGTGACAAGTCTCTCCGTAAACCTCACCTTTACTCTTGCACTTCGGGCACTTTATCTCTCTCATCAAACAACTCCTTTTTGAATTGTTCTATCGCCTTGTTTACCTCAATATAATTCTTTGCATTTTGTATGGCTAATATTAATTCACTATTCGTCATTTTCCCCTCCAGTATTTAATCAACTCCCAAAATGAAAGTCTTTTTACCATATCCAGTTCTTCTCTTGCCCCTTTTCATCTTTATAAAAATCTTCTTCTTTTTCATCTTTCCTTGACGTTTACGCTATCTAATTTAAGTATACCATGTCTATCAACTATTGTCAATATTTTTCAACACCCCAGAGGAAGCGTTAAATACCCCCCTATGCTCAGCCCAAAAAAACTTTCCCACACTTCGTCTGATGGCCAGCTCATTCGTAGGTGTATACACCTGTGATTAGCACCAGTTCTATGCATATATGCCTGATTTGAGGGTGTATACACCCGTGTATTTAATATATAACATTCCCGTCTACATCTATCTCAGGTACGACAGACTCCACCATCTTACGTCCCTGTCTTATCATTACACGGTCACCAGACTTGTGTATCCCGGAGTTATAGACCGGAATCGTAGGTGTATACACCTGTGGATTATCCTGTTTAGAGCCATTTATCTTGTTAGCACCCAGTGTTAAAACCTGTGAAATGTAAACTCCCAGGCTCAAACCCTTACTCTCCGCAGTACCCTTAAGCAAGGTGTATACACCCTCAGATACCCTGCAACTGATTACTTTCCCACTAATATTTCCCCATTTACTCACTTATTCCCCCCTTTACAGGTGTATACACCCTCAATTACTATAATACCATACAAGTCAAACTATACCCTTTAGAATGTTCTTTTTGAGGCTAAATGTTATATATTTCTAACGTTTTTGAGAGGGAATTTAACCCCATGCCCCACCGCACAGGCGGGAGAGTGTCTATATTATAGGGAATAAGGGTAGAGGTATTAATTTACATGATAGTGTAGTATAGGGGGATAATGCGGGAGTAAAGCAAGTTTGCTCTTGAGATACAAGTCATGCCAATCGTGAGAATATTGCTCGTACACAAAATGGCTGTACACTATTCGCTTAAAATACGAAATAGTGAGCATTTGAGCGAAAATAGCAGCCTGATACAGTTTAACACGAAAATGCCTACAATTATTTGCTATCAATCCTGCACAATCCCCCACAGTGTAGCCATCACTACTTGCTTGTTTTGGGATATAGGTATAATGTAGGAGTATCACTATATAAGGAGGGTTTGATATGGCTAAGTGTGCTGAATGTGGAAAGGGATTTGTTCCTGAAGAGCGGTTGCTCTCTATCTGTGAGCGGTGTGCCATTAAATACCGCAAGCCTACGTTACAGGAAATACAGGATTACATTAGGTGGGCTACTCACGCCGGCTTAGAACCCTTATAGATTATTCAGCTACTACGTGCGCTAATCTCTTTACTCTGGGCATTACTCCGGCAGTGTCCAAGGATAAGGGGGTTAACCCTTAAATAAACTAATAGGGAGTGATTAGAAATGAGATTGACCAGGCAGAACACGTTAAGCGGATAGCTCAAAGATTGGGCATCGAGTACAAGGAAGGCAAATGATTATGAGGAAAAGAGCCCGTTTGTTAATGGTGGCACTGGTTGTAATGACCGTACCTATGCTCGTTTCCAGCCTTTACGGTTATTACGCCGGTTACAATCGAGCCAAGGCTTTCTACCTGGAAAAGATGCAATGGCACGAAAATCAAACGGAATACTGGCAACATGAAGCATGGAGAGTATATTACAGTTCCAATCTATACAGATAATAAGGGGGTAAAAATAAATATGTACGTTTATATTAAGACAGAAAGATTTTTGTGGACAGTGGGTTTTTATTCACCTGATGGTGAATGGAATCCCGAATCGGATTATGATTCAAAGTATGAAGCGGCTGAAAGGGTGCATTGGTTAAACGGAGGCAAACATGGATAAGCTCAAAAGCCTATACAGAATACATAGGCAAGTATCTAATGGAGGCAGTTAGGAGAACATATGCATAAACCAAAGCTGTCGGACTTATTCTGTGACGCTAGTGGTGCAAGTATGAAAGGATGTTGCACGGAGACTAGCTATCAAGAGTTTCTAGAAAAGAAGCAATATAGGGTTGGCAATAAAGGGATTAGTATAAAACGGGATAGCATTCACCCCTTGCTCTTTGATTGGCAGAAAGACATTGTCACATGGGCTTGTAAAAAGGGGTGCGCCGCAGTATTTCTTGATACAGGATTAGGCAAGACGTTTATTCAACTAGAATGGGCTAGACTTTTAAATGAAAATACCTTAATCATAGCACCTTTATCTGTAGCACGACAGACCGTGAGGGAGGCTAAGAAGATAGACCTTGATGTAAAATATGTACGTAACCAATTAGATGTATCTGGAAAAGGAATATGGATTACAAATTATGAAATGGCAGAGAACTTTGAATATTCGCAGTTTGGAGCAGTTGTATTAGATGAATCCAGCATCTTAAAGTCTATATCTGGTAAGACAAGGATTAAACTAACCGAGCTATGTCAAGATGTTAAGTTCAAGCTATGTTGTACAGCTACCCCAGCACCTAATGACTACATAGAATTAGGAAACCATACTGAGTTTCTAGGTGTGTGCAAAGCCTCGGAAATGCTGGCAATGTTTTTCATCAATGCGAATAAAGAACATACGATTGTAATTGAAAATAAAACATATTGGCGAAAGGGCTCTAATAAAGCTGGAACTGAATGGAGATTAAAACACTATGCTGAGCAATCATTTTTCAGGTGGTTATCTTCTTGGGCAATCACCATGACTAAGCCTTCTGACCTGGGATACGAAGATGATGGATTTATTCTGCCGCCCTTGAAAATCACACCCATATATGTTCACTCGGAATATAAGTCTGATAATCAACTATTCTTTACGCATTTGCATGGTATAACTGATAGGGCTAAAGTCAGACGCTCAACACTTAATGGCAAGATAGAACAATTAGTAGATGTAGTTTCAAAGCACGAGGGACAATGGATAGTGTGGTGCGGTTTGGATGATGAATCAAAACAGGCTAAAAACGCTTTATCGGAAGCAGTTGAAATTAAGGGGTCAGATAACATAGAGTACAAAGTCACTACATTAGAGCAATTTCAAAACAGCAATATTCCTATTCTGGTGACTAAACCTAAAATAGCCGGATTCGGTATGAACTTTCAAAATGCTCACAACATGGTATTTTTGGGGCTTAATGATTCATGGGAAACTTACTACCAGTGCATCCGTCGGCAGTGGCGATATGGGCAAACGCAGACTGTCAACGTTTATCTAATACTTCACGATGCCGAGGCCGAAGTTTACCAGAATGTCATGCGTAAAGATGCTATGGCAAAACGCCTTAAAACGAAACTGATTGAGCAAATAAAGGACTATGAGAAAGGGGAGCTTGGTTTTAACATGAGTATACGTAGGGAATACGAGACACAAGACACTCAAGGAGAGAACTGGGTAGCAATGTTAGGAGATGCATGTGAGCGCTTGCATGAACTGGCAGACCACAGCGTTGACTTGTCAGTTTACTCGCCTCCATTTGCCGACCTATATACTTATACATCGAGCGAACGTGACCTGGGAAATTGTCGGAATTGGAATGAGTTCTTTTCTCATTACAAGTTTATTATTAATGAAATCTTGCGAGTGACTAAACCCGGACGATTATCATGTGTGCATACCAGTGACATAGCGGCTATGGCTCAAAAGGATGGATATATTGGAATAAGAGACTTCCCCGGTGATGTTATCCGTGCGCATATTGATGCGGGTTGGGTATTCTTTGGTAGGGCTTTCGTGCAAAAGAATCCTCAGGCACAGGCAATACGAACAAAAAGCAAGGGATTACTTTTTGTTCAGATAAGAAAAGATAGCTCGGATTCCAGACCGGCATTTATTGACCAGATATTGATATTCAAAAAACCAGGTGAAAATGCTATTCCAGTAAAACCAGTTGAAAGGGGTGAACTTGATAATGAAACATGGATAGAGTGGGCAAATGGGATATGGCTTAATATACACGAGTCAGATACATTACAATTCACACGGGCGAGGGGGCAAGATGATGAGAAGCATATTTGCCCTTTGCAATTAGGAACGATTGAACGGTGCATAAAACTATATTCCAACCCCAATGAGACTATATTAACACCTTTTGGCGGCATTGGCAGTGAAGCATATATGGCTATTAAGCTAGGCAGAAAGGCTACACTGATAGAACTGAAACCAGAATATTATCAGGTGGCAATAAATAATCTTGAGCAAGCAGAAGCCTTGAAAAACGGGGATTTATTCTCTTACGCAGGGAGGATTCAATGAAACTCATATTTATTTCCGGCCCTTTCCGTGCTAATTCCGCATGGGGAGTTGAGCAAAATATTAGAAAGGCAGAAGAACTGGCTTTGGAATACTGGCGTCAGGGATATGCTGTAATTTGCCCGCATACCAATACTAGATTTTTTCAAGGCGCTCTGGAAGATGATGTATGGCTGAAAGGTGATATTGAAATTCTTAAACGGTGTGATGCTATTGCCTTCGTAGAAGGGTGGGAAACTTCAAAGGGTTCCAGGGATGAATATCAACTTGCTATTAAATTGGGGTTGGAGATATTGAATAAAAGTCTCACTTCATTCTCCGTTGTGAGGACAAGAAAGAAAAGGAGTTCCAGTGGACTATATCTTGATCGGGAGCGTTTTATATCACAACAGGATATTGTCAGTAATATGAAGTTCTACTGGAAACACCTGGGAGAGGATTAAATGGTATATAAAGAACTTGGCGCAACAATACCACAGGATGAACAGAGTAAACCGCTGGAAATGGCATCTCTCTTATTGGGAGGATACGGCATAGAGGACAGACTCAGAATAGATTATAGAATACGTGAAGGGAGGAACTAATGAAACAATCA